TCATCTGCAACAACACGTCACCCACCGTTGGTGCTGCCATCTCTTCATCGCCTGACGAGAATTCGTAACCAATATACTCACCGAACTGTCGAAGCTTCGCATGATCAACGACTTCGACTCGAGTAAGGCCGAGTTCAGCAAATGCGAACGCGTGGATCGTCGATGAAGCGGAGCCGCAGCGGTTTCGAATTTCCTGCGCAGCCGACCGGGTGAACGCGAGGAACATGGGCTTCTTTGCTTGACCGGCAAGTTCCACCATCAAGCGCGTTTTACCGGTCCCCGGAGGGCCAAAAATTAATCTAACGTCCATAAGCTATAAAAAAAGGGGGGCCGGAGCCCCCCAAGCAGAGGTCTCTCTAGAAGCGTTCTTCAGCTGGCTGATCGTTCTCGTAACCGGTATCAACTTTCCGGTCACCAGAGTGAATAGCATCATACATCCGCTTGGCCGCGGACGCAATTCCTTGCGACACCCAAGGCCCGATTGTAGCACGAATGTTGTAAAATGTGCCTTTGTCGTTCTTCTCCTTGGTCGAATCCAAGTAAAAGATCGATGAGAATCGGGCGGCACCGCGCAGACGAATCATCGAATTGATCTGTCGATCAACCTTCAGCTTGGTGCTGGTCATCGGAATCACGATCTCAGAGCGAACGTTGCCCGCCTCATCGAGAATAAGACCGAAATTGGTCGCGGTCTCGACAATTTCCATCTGGTCAGCAGGGTCTTCGCCCGTCGCGATGGCTTGCTTGGCCTCGAGCTCGGTGCCATAACTGCCGCGGTAGCCGCCGCCCGCCGACCGCTTCTTGAATACAACGTATTCCTTCTTGCGATCAACGAACACAACGGGAACGGGTGACGCGTAGAGTTCGCGAGTGAGCGAATTGAAAAAGTCACCGGGCTTGATGCCCTCGATGTGCTTCGGGTCAGAATCATCAACCTCAGGCGAGAGCTGTTGAACGAGCCCAAGCCGCGGGATAACGATGTCCTCAACACCAACCGACTCGTTGCCAACCGAGCCGTACTGCTGCAGAAAATCCGGAACCTGTCCGGCTACGGCAAGTTCAGTCTGCCGCTGAACTGCTACTTCTTTCTTCGCCATTGATATAACTCCTTTTGGCCTATGTGTGAAACGCTAGAGCTGCCACCCTCTAACGTCAGTAAAATCGAGCGGTCGGCACGATCGTGACATTGACACAATCGACCGGGTACTCGTTGCCCTCTTTCATCGCTCGCGACACGAACGCCTTCAGTGTCGACGATGCGACGGATTCCTTGATGAGTGCCGATTCGCCATGATCCACGAGCCACTGGTGCAGTGCCTCCCGTTGTTCCTCACGCGACGAAACGAAGAACTCATCCTGAATGCGGATACCGCGACCAATATTGCTGAACTTTGCCGAGGTGATGTCTTTGTCTTCCATCAACTTCGGGATAACCGCACGACGCAACACATCATAGCGGTTCTGCAAATCGGCCTTCTTCTCAGTGATCTCATCAAGCTCTTTGTTCAGCTTGGCGAAGACCTCAACGGCATCTTCAAGGGCAAGATTCTCATATTCAGGGTATTTAATGTCCATTAGCTATATTCCTCTGATGTTAACCGGGACGTATTTGTTTGCCATATTATCCCATTTCAGCACGGTAAACGCACCGCGCTTCGCCAAGATCGCCATCGCCACTCCTATATTCAGCGGGTCGCCGACGATCAACAAATAATCTGCAGGGCCAAAGCTCTCGAGCTTGGACTTCATGAAATCAATATGCTTCTGCGGGTTCTCGAATTTCGGGTAGTTCACCAACGCCACAAATTCGATATCGCCGAAGTCGGTTGCTGGCACAAAGTTATGCTCTGTGCGCTGCACCACGAAGACCTTTGCCACATATCCTCCTATAACTCTATCTTTGGATTATAACACCGGGCGCGTCAGGACGCAAGCTTCCGTATTTCTTCCATCAGCCAATCGGCATAGTTACGGTTGTTCTTGAGTGCATCAAGCACCCGCGAATCTACCCAACCCCCGTCGATCAAGATATCAATATACAATACCGATTCGCTCGTCTGCCCGATGCGATGTGCGCGGTCCTCGCTCTGGATTCGATCATCGAGCATGAATGTGTTACTCAAATATACAACGGTTGATGCGGACACCAATGTGATGCCAATACCGCCAGCACTCTGTGTTCCGACAAAGAATCGCACATCAGGGTCGTTCATGAACCGCTGCCTTGAAAGTGTATTCTCCTCGGTAGTGTTTAAGCCGTAAAACGTCACAGTGGGCGCAACCTTCGACAAAGCTTCCGCTGCGAGCGTAACTTCGCGTTGGAACCGACACCACACAATCACTTTACCGTCGATCTCATCAACGACTTGAAGGAGCTCTTCAATCTTCGGGTTTTTGCCAGGGAAAGGCTCGGGATTCACTTGATTCTCGAGAATCATACCATCGACGACTTTCGCACCGGGAAAGAAACCCGATGAAATCTGCTGTAACCGTAAATCACGCACGAGCACGTTGGTGAACGATGCGATCGAGCCATCGTACTCGGTGTAGCCCTCTTTCTTGAGTTCGGTGTACGCGGTCTTTTGTGCAGGGTTCGGCTCTACGCGGCGCACTTGATATACTTTCGGCGGCAAATCAAGACACTCAGCCTTTGATGCGCGGAAGGTGTACGGACTGATAAGCTGCAAAAGCTCTTCCTCATTCTGCGCTCCGATAATTTGCTTTTGCTTATAACCACCCATCACACAGTATCGATTGCGAAACGCATAGAAACTCGAGCCTCCAATAATGTCCGGATCCATGAAAGTGTATTGTGAGTACAGATCCTGTGGCCCCTTGGTTATCGCGGTGCCGGTTGCGATTCTCCTGCGTTTGAAGGCACGACCAAGCTTGGTTATCGCCTTGGTGCGGTTAGCATCATGCGATTTAATGCGGCTCGATTCATCAACATACAATACGGGTCGCGTGATAAGTGCGAATTTCTCGGCGTATTTGTACGCATCGCCCTGCGAGAATGACTCTACCGGCATGATCGCCCACTTGACTCCGTCAGCGAAGGGCTCAGTCATCCACTTATCGAACGCCTTCTTTTGGCCAGAATCATAAACATGCACATCATACCCGATAGACGAGTGCTTCTCGATCTCCTCTCGCCAGTTCGATTTAATCGAATTCGGGCAAATAACCATCGCCGCGTTGCATTGGCCGTCAAGAAAATAGCACGCTGCGTCGTCAATCATCACCTTCGATTTACCGGTGCCGGGGTCCATAAGGAGCGCATAATTGTCCTGCGGGATGCAACGCAGGAGTGCTTCCATCTGATGATTAAGCGGTGCGGTTTTGAAGTTAAAAGTCAACGGTAATTTACCACGCTGAATATCAGACCGAGTCTCGATGAAATTCGACGCTTTCGTGGTGAATATTGCGCCGAACCGCTTGAAAAATTCGATATTGGTCTTGGTAGGCGGGCAAATCCAGAGCTTGCTCTCCTTATCGAATCTACGAGAAGGAATCGACCTAAGTACGCCAAGCATCGTCGGAGTTCCTGACACCATGAACGCTTTACCATTGAAATCCACGAATACCATTAGAAACGTTCCTCGATCTTGAGCGGTTGGAAATCAGTCGGTGCGAGATTGGCGGGTTTGTGCCAAAGGCGGATCACCTTTTTACCAACACGCGATTTCGAATAACCGCATCCGAGCCCACGAAGGATGACCCAGAGATCCGCACCTTTCGCCTCTTCCGACCGCTTCCTCTTCAAGAAGGAGATGAAATCAGTGGACCTGAACACCACCGTCGGCTGCTTCTCTTCGTTCTCGATAAGCACCGGAATGCCACGGAGAACATCCTCAATATTACCAAATTTCGGCTTATTGTCATCACTCAAACGCTCGCAGACTCGAGTAAATTCCTCGAGCATGCCGCCCACCACTGCCTTCGGCCCGACATCCTCAGGTGCGTCGATGCACTCCATCGTGTCCATTTTCTGCTTAAGCGTCGCTTGCCAGTCAATCTTCTTCATATCCGGGATCACGAGATCGGCATACGCGAAACAGGCGAGCTGGAAAGAGATGAAGTTAAACAGCACCGCATGATCAAGCACCATCTCGCGACCATTCACCTCGACAAGATACTTCGGCGGATCAGTCATGATCTTCTTGAGTCCACCGAACATGAAGTCGTGGAACATCGTCTTGTTGCCCTGCCCGATCCCGAACTTGCGGGTTTTGCAAAGCTCTTTGTCGCAAAGCGAACAAATCGGCTCCTCGTTGCACCGGTAGCCGTAGTCACCCTTGCCGACCGACGATACGATGGTCGAAATCTCCCGTCGCGGGAGTGGTTTGTAGACGATCGACTTGTCATAGTTGATCTGCATCAACGGTTCTTCAATATTGTTCGGGTCGACCTTCTTAAGATAAATGGCAATATTAAATAGTGCATTGTTGCGCGAGCCCGAAGTCACACCACCCTTGGTCAGGATGTGCTGGATGCAAGGTGGCGCATCCTGATGGTCGGTCCCGAAGGTCAAACTCATCATCCGATTCTTGTCGCACAACGATGCCTCGGCTCGGTCGAGGAATTCATCGAGGGTTAACTTTTGCCCGGAGGACCAAGCGAACCTTACCGTATCCCCAGCATTAAAATATGGCAAGTTAATCCAATTACCGACTTGCCCCTTCGAGAGCTTCTTCTGCTTCGGGAAGACCTCGACCCCAGGATATCCTATATTAGTAGCCCATTGCTTAAGAACGCCCTGCACGAGGGCCGCGGGAAGCCTCTCTGATAGGAAGAGGTAGAGGTGTGCACCCTGCGACTTGCTCTGACACACAATGAGCGGGTACCCGTATTCCTCGATCTTAAGTATCAACGGCTGGAGGGGGATAAATTGCCCATCCTCGTGAGCATCGATGTCGATGGCACCCCACTGCACCATGCTATCGTCGTCGATTGGCACCACACCAATACCGATATCCCCGTCTAGGTGGTCCCGGAAATTATCAAGGGTCGGTTTCTCCTTGACCGTTTCCATGTAGCCGGTTTTCTTCCAGACCCCTCGAACTCGGTCCAGACCCTTGTAGAGGGCAGCGAAACGCTCCACCTGAATATCAGTGACCATGTCAAACCTCGCTATAAACGATATGGGAAGGGTACCACGAAACCGTCCCGCGGTCAATTGTAGCGTTTGTAGCGGTTTTGTAGCATATATAGGTGCTACACACAAATTATATTTCTGATGCCGTTCCCGCCCGTACAAAAAAAGAGACAATAATATAGTGTAGCATTGTAGCGGGGGGATTACATATTCTTGTGTTACCCCTATATATTAATATTCGTAAATTACCCCTATAGTATATCCCCTTTTTTTACGCTACAGCGCCACAGAGGGGGGTATATATATTTTCTGATGCCGTTCCCGCCCGTGCGAGAGCACATATTAGTGTGTAGCATATATACCGCTACAAAAATGCTACAACCGCTACATTGTTTCGGGGGTGAAACGGCGAATTGTTCTTCTTATGCCGTCACGACCATCTTAACACAGTTCGAGGCCCGTGATAAGATCCCCCATGGGGTGGAAATCGTACCGACGGCACCCTCGGCAAGTCCGATTCTGGTGCCGCCAATGTCAAATCGAACATTTCGGTCGCTGTGACCCGATTCGTAAGAAGCGAGTCGAAGCCATCGGGAAGGCTCTCCTCGCCGCTCGGAAGAAGGACCCGCTACCGATATAGCATCTGCCGCTCTTCGCGGCTACGGCGGGCTTCCGCGCTCTCAGGAGCCGGTGGTGCGAGGCCAATCGTGCCGCCGACGATACCGGCTTGGGTGCCGCCGATCGTACCTTCGCGAAATCCTCGCTTCTGGGCAGCTTCCTCGAGCATTTTAACCACCGCGGCTACTTCCTTCGGCGACCCGGATTTGAGTAAATTGGCCAGCTCTTGGTAATATTCGTCGGGAACGCCCTTGCGAAGGAGCGATAGTACACCCTGTGCAATCGACCCGATGAAACCGCGGCTCGCCGTCTCAGCAGCGGCTTCCATTACGCCCGGTCGGTTTTCCAACGTCTCGCGCATCGCGGTGCGCTTCGCGGTCGGCGAACCCGCCAGAATCTGACCCGCGGATTTGAACAGTTCGAGTTCACGCTCGAGCGCCGTCATGAAGAAGTCGCGCTGGGCCGGTGTCTCGAAGACCGCCTCCAGCGACTTGCGGGTCGATGGTGACCCGATGATCCTCTTGGCCGCGTTGATGTCGGTAGCCGGATCCATGATCGTGTCGAACAGATTCCGGGCTACACCGGTGCGGAAAGCATTTAGCTCGCCCTTCGACATATCTTTGACGAATTTCTGCACCTGCTCAGGGTCGAGGTTCCTGAATTCGTCGCGGCCGAGCCGCAACGCTTCGAGCGTCTCGATGTCGCCTTTGTACTCGGCTCGAGCTGCTTTGTACTCCGGCACCAAATCGTCGAGACGTCGGATGTACTGCTCACGCAGCGCCTTGAGTGCGTTACCCTCGGCCGATTTACCGGCTTTGTACAGCTCGCCGATCTCAGCGTCGATGCCCTGCTTGATGTAGTCGAGCGTCCGGACGTCCGGCGTCGCCACCATTTGCCCGGTCTGCGGATCGTAGATCGGTCGCAGCACGAACTTCGACGGATCGCCCTGCGGATCGAGTTCCGCGGCGAGACGCTTCTTGTCCAGAATACCTTGTGCCTTGGTAAAGAACCGCTGGAATTCCGGCTCGAGCAACACGCGGTTGATTACAGGATCGTTGATGTCACCCACAGCATACGCGGCATCATACAGAGTGTCGGCATCCGATCGGAGGTCCTCGATCAGGCGACCCTCTTCCTTGTAGTAATCGCGGGCCTGTAGGCCACGGCGCACTTGTTTGGCAACCCGATCACGCGATCCGGCCTTTTGTGCCGCGATCTTCTCTTCGAGTTCGCGGGACGGCTTGCCGCCGCGCTGCACCACAGATTCTGCGAGTTGTACCGTACCCGGCGTAACGTTGGCGATCGCCGGAGGTACGCCGAGTTGAATATCCTGTCGGATCCGACTCGCGATCGCACGGGGGCTTTCATCATCGAGTGCAAGATTCAGCTTCTCGAGAGCCCACTGTTTCGCCTTGTTGGGTGACACGCCCGCCATGTCGAATACGCGGCTAGCGAGTTCACCAGTACCTTTGAGCACGAGCGGCGTTGCAGTACCGAATGCTGTACCGAAGAGGCCACCGCCAACAGCTCCGGCCGTTCGATCGCCCTCGGTGCTACCCGCGCCTGTGATCGCGCCTTGAACACCACCAGTTGTTGCGATTCGGCCGACGTTTTGCGCGGTCGTTCGCTGACCGGCCGTTTTGCCGAGACCGATCAGTCGCGACAGAGGGCCGAGCATGCGGCCAGTTGTCGTCGCGGCGCTAAGCTGACCACCCGGCGTCAGGAACGACGCTACCGCGGGGATTGCACCACCTGCGATTTCACCAATACCAGACACCCAAGGGCTTTCTTCCGAGAATGTGCCGTACTCGGACCGAATCTCGGTGAGTGCCTTCTCGTACTCCTCGTCGCCGAGCTTAGAGCGAAGCCACGCTTCAGCCTCGTCGCCCCAACCCATCGCCAAGCCCTGGCCAAGGATAGACCGGACGAGGTTCGTTGCTGTGTCGGCCATGTCTTACTCCTGCGTGGTGCGGTACCGGTAAGCACCGCCGCGGATCGCATTAATGCGCTCTTCGTCCTTTTTAATTCGAGAGTCGGCAAGCGACAAGGCTCGAGTGAGGATGCGCTCGCGCTCCTTTTTACTCTTCGACTCAATACCTTGCAACTCTTCAAGAACCTTACGTTCACCTTCGGTCGGTGCAGCACCGAACGTCGCTCGGAGGCTCGACAACAATTGCTGAGTAAGAATATTCTCAAGGTCGCGAGTGTTAATCACCTTCTCGCTATCCGGTGAGAAGCCTTCAGCCGAGAATCGAGCGAGAGTGTCAGCAATACTCGAATCGTAGGTGTACGGATTAAGCCGCAACGCCTCACCGAGAAGCATCTTCGATTCTTTCTTCGCGAACAGACTGTCCTCGGTTTCGGACAAGAGTCGAGTCTCGGCCGCACCCATCTCGGTGCCGGAACGTTCGTATTTAGCTTGAGCAAGCGCCGCGTTAGCGAGAGCCACGTTGAGACGAGCTTCTGCAGCGTCACCCTGCTTCTCGGCGATCGCCGCGACACGCTTGTGGAAGTCGGCCGTTCCCGGTGTGAGGCCCTCGTCCATCGCTTGCTTACCAGCGGGCGATTGCGCCTCTCTCGGCTTGAACGACTGCTCGGCCAGCTTCTGCAGGATATTGCCTCTCGTCGATTCCGCTTTCTCAGCGAGTTTCGTGTAGAGGTCGATATCCTGTCCCGCGGCTTCGATGTCGAGTTGCTGACCGGCACCCGCCGCCTTCAAAGCGTCAAGAGCTTGTTGGCGACGAGCAAGACGTTTCTCTTTCTCCATTTCGCCCGAGACTTCAGCTACGTTGCCAAGCGACTCGTAGAAATCACCGGTCTTGCCCGGAGTCAGAAGAGCTTGCGCCAACCGGAAGTAACGCTCAGACTGAGAAGGTTCGGCGTCAGCGATCTGTGCACTTCCGGCCAAAGTGCCTTTATAAGCTGCGAGGAGTTCGTTTCGCTTCTTCTGCGCTTCTTCTGCCTTCAACATGTAGTCATCGGCACCGAAGTACTTCGAGAAGAGCGACTCGATCTGGTCCGGACGCTCCTCCGCTTGAGGGGCCGCACCAATATCGAGCATAGAGTAGATGTTGTTAGCCATCAGGGACCCTTCCACGTCTTATACAAAGCGGTCGCGCCCGCGAGCCCGCCGAGAATCTTCGACAGATCAGACGGTTCGACCGGCTGATCGATCCTACTGGCAGTGCTGGTAGTGCCGGTGCTGCTTGCAGGGAAACCGCCGATAATACCGGCTTGGAATCCGAGCTGTTCGTACGGGTATTTGCGCTCTTCTTCGTACTGCTGGTATGCAAGGTCAAGCGCCCGCTGCCCGAGTTCACGTTCGGCACCACCGACTCCAGTTATCGCTGCTGCACCGCGCAACCCAAGAGTCTGAGCGGCTTCACCAAGCCCACCGTATTGCTGCGCGATAGCCCGCATGTTAGCGGCGTCTTGTGCCGCGGCTTCTGCCTGTGCCATCTGAGTCTGCAACGCCCGCTGCGCGTCTTGCCCAGTGAGCTGGCCTGTGGTCGCGCCAATTTCGGCCAGTCGAGCTGCATCTTGCGCGGTGAGACCACCAAGCGTCTGACCGATCTCAGCGAGACTGACACCACTTTGGAGCAATCGTTGCAAGTCGCTCGTGCTTAATTGGCCCATCGTTTGACCAGCTTCAAGGAGAGCACGTTGCTGTGCGCCACCGAGCTGGCCGACGGTACCCGCGAGCTGCGCTTGGCGGGCTTGCTCTTGACCGAAGATATCTGCTGCTTGACCATAACCCGCTTGCAGCGCCTTCGATTGTTCGGCCAACACGCCTTCCTGCACATCACGCAGAGCGCGTGCACCGAATTCACCCATCCGCGAACCGCCAAATTGCCCCGCTCGGATGAATTCTTCGCCGATCGCGGGGAGGAATTTCTCCTGCAGTTGGCGCACCCCGAGATCCGCGATCTGTCCGACCACGTTCTTCGTGTACGGGTTCATATACTGTTCGACCGCACCGGGGAAGGTTCGAGAGGCTTGACTCAAATATGGTTGAGCGGCCGAAAGCGGCGAGGCACCGACAGCTTGTCCGAGCATCGGCTGGGCCATACTGAGTGCGCTACCCTTACCCGCCATCTCGATTGGCGCGGCACCTTTCTGAAGGTAAGGCTGAGCTGCTCCCGCACCACTCATCCCGGCGGCTTGCGACAAATATGGCTGAGCACCGGCCATCCCAGAAGGACCACCGGTAATCATCCCCGCGGTTTTAATTCCCGCGGCTTCACCGAGTGCCCCGGTTGCGGCACCGAGATACGGTTCGAACGCTCCCGCGGAACCAACCGCAGCCCGCATGCCCGCTTGTTCGGTTGGAGTGAACCCGGCGATCCGTGGACCTTCGTAGGGGACGTATGGCTTGTTAGCAAGATTCTGCGCCCAAGACACTGTGTTATAAATAGCGTCCTGCATCCAAGGTGGCGTCTGCGTCGAGACGGTAGACGTGGTGGAACCGGGAGTGCCGGAAAGAAGGCTTGCCATGTTATACGCCTCTCAAATACTGGAGCGGAGACTTGGCGTTGGGGCTGATACCACCTTTCGCCAACTTCGAGCCCTTGTGCTTACGAATGCTTGATCGGAACTCGTCCATCTTACGTGCACCTTCCTTGGTCGAACCGTCGCCCAACAGTGCCAAAGTCTCCGCGTCGATGACATATTCGCCGTCGCTTAGCAATGCCGGTATTTTATCATCACGACCGGATCCAGGACCATCTACGTATCGTCCGAGACCACCGCGATTCATCTGCAAGTCCGGCTGGTATTCTGGCGGAGTCACCGGGGCGACCGGTTGCGGCACCCCCGCTTCAAGAGCACGGTTCTGGATCTTGTTCCAGTTGCGAGCGGTGTAGGTGTTCAAGTTCATACCGGCAGCGTCAGCTTCGGCCTTCACCTTTTCCCAGTCGATCCATTGACCAGCACCGGCGCTAGCGCGGGGATCGTATGGGGCAGCAACAGCCGGTGGTGCTTGCGTCTCGCTTGTGCCGCCTAATACCCCGAGACCCTTGATTAAATTCTCGAGCGTGCCATATTTTTTGAGTAGCTCCTTGAAAGGGTCTTCCTCAACACCGACTGGTTTGTAATCTTTGAGGATATCAGCCGGATCGACCACGATCGGAGTCGGTGGCGGAATGTTGAGATCTTCATCAGGTAGTTCTCTTTCCGTCTCCACCTTAAACTCTTCGATACCGTCTGTCACAGGTTCGGGAGTCTCCACATCGAAACGATTGGTCAGCACCTGCGTCAAAGGGTCAGTGAGGTCAAGGTTATCTGTGGAAACTTCGATTTCTGCCATCCCCGTTTCCGGATCGATTGGAGCAGGTTCGAACTGATCCATAACCGTCTGAATGACAGCATCACTTGCGTCTGAAACCTCGAGCTCATCCGGCGATGTCGAGACTTTCACCTCTTCAAGATCAGGTTGAGTAACTTCCGGTGTGTATTGATCAATCAACGATTGGATGAACGGGTCGGAGAAGTCCAATTGATCCGCTTCCGTGGAGACTTTGATCTCTTCAACGGGTTCCTCAACAACTTCCGTTTGTTCGGTGACCGCCGGTTCTTCAACACCTTGGTCAGATGCGAGTTTGTAGCCGGTATATGCGCCAGTCTCGAGACCAGCACCGAAATCGGGTGCAGTGGTCTCAACGGTGAATTCACCCGCGATCTCGTCCTCCGGTCCGACCTGTTCGGGTGCCGGTTGGTCTGGTGACACAGCCGCTTGAGCACCGGCCAAAGCGCCAACATTAGCCAAGCCAGCTGCGGCCGCACTCGGTGCAAATGTCGTAACAGCGAATTCCTCAAGACCTTGGGATACGCTGCTCGCGATATTGGCCGCTGCCGTCGGGCTAACCGCCGACACGTCGCCGCCGGGGATATCCTTGACGGCGTCCATTAGGCGACTATCTTGCAGCTTCTGCGCTACCGAGCTAATGACTTTGTCGCTGACAAATGTGAGGCCCGCGGCCATTGCAGCGGATTTAAGTATATCACCCAAATCACCGCCCTTTGCGCCGGTGACGCCGCCCGAAATGATGGCGTTACCGATCATCTTCGCAGTCACCGGACTTACAGAACCAACACCGAGCTGCGCGGCGACCGTTTTACCGATGGTCTGAGGTATGCTAAGTACGTTAGTAGCCGCAGTCTTCAAGCCGGTCAAGAAACCGCCGCCGGTGCTTGCCGCGCCCGCTGCCGTACTACCCGCAGCACCGGCACCGGCACCGGCACCAGCTCCTGCACCAGCGAACACGGGCGCAAGGCCCGCTGCAAACATGGCCACAGCAGCAACCTTAGCGAGGTTCTCTACAGTCTTATCATCTTTTCGTTTAAATGCACGAGTCGGATCAGGGTAGCCCGACTCCATCAATGTGCCTTGACCGTATGGGTCCATACTTTCAAGTACGCCAATATCCGGTTTAAAATCGAACTTGCCGCCCGCGTAATCCTTCGGAACAGCAGCGAAGAAGTCGCGCATCTCTTGCTGGTTAAACGCCGGACGCAGCTCTTGAAGAGTCTTAGTGTCCATTAGCTTGTCAACGACGTTGTTCTGTTTAGCGAAGTCGAACGCTTCTTTGAATTGATTGGCCTTCAGCATATCGCTCAAAGGCTTCATCACAGAATATTCAGATTCTACCTTGGCAAGCGCACCAACATCACGTTCAGACTTAGCGGCAATAGCTTCTGCTATCCCCGGTTCACCGGCAAGCACATCAAAACCCGACTTAAAAATCCCTTGAGTCGGATCTTTGGCCGCTTTCTTAAAAGCCTCTAAAGCGCCTTCTTCGTAGAAAGATCCCGCACTACCAAGTCCTGCGCGAGTATCTGCGCGAAAGGTTGACGGAGCGCCCCCGCCAAACGCTGCATCACCCACTTGAAAGTTCATCGCGCTAAGTGCGGATGGGTCTATCAACGACATCAATGCCATCATTTTCTGACCGGCCTCGAAGTCCATTGACGACGACTCTTGAGGCTCCGTCAGCTTCTCCTCTTCGCCCGTCGGCATGATACCGTACCGGTCGGCTAATTCGCCGATCTGAACTGCGGGTAACGTGCGCAGGAAGTTGTCTTCGCCAGTGATCGACTCTACTTCGCCGCCGTTCGCGAAACCACGTATTGCTTGCGCAGCAGTCGGAATCGGATTGTCAAGGAAGTAATTCATGGCTCACCTAATCCAAAACTTGGTAGAAACGAGAAGCCCAATCACGCCAATTGTCATACTGGTACGGCGACGGCGGATTTTGTTGAGAAATGCCATTGATCCCAATGATGCCCGCAGCCCAATTCTGCCATTCGGTTTCTTTCTCCAAACGCGCAATCGGACCATATTTCTCAAGATCAAATACCGTAAAATCTGCCCAATCTTTCAACTTGTGATAGCGTGGGTCCGTCAAAAGGCTCATGGGTTGCCCCCGAGCACTGTTCCTGTCGCCGGTTCAACATGCGCGATCACTTGCCCCATCTGGTAACTGCCACCGAGAGTGTTGCTTTCGAACCGAAAGCGCATCTCGCGCCGAATTTCGCGGAAATATACAAGCTGTTGCTGGCGCTCGGTTGGTGTAGCATAAATGATTTGCGGATCGCCTGTCACTTCTGCCGATTTAGCATTAGCGCGACCGGTGATTTGTACTGTCATGTTGCCCACTTGCACGAAGTCGGGTTCGATGTACTCTACACGCAGTGCCATATTTTGCGGCTGCTCTCCGGAGAGCAATGACATATCTGCCGTTTCGAAAAATGACTGCACCGGGCGAATTTGATCGCCATTGATTTCATCTGTGCCGTATTCGTGTTGCCACACCACATAACCCTTGGGGTCGTTGATGATGCGCGGATTGCCGTCCTCCGTAATGCGAAGTTCGGTGTTCTGAACGCCACGAAATTGCGTGGTCTCCGTATCAATAACACCAATCACGAGCGGCGAATTAAACACCTGTGCATACTGACCTGCAGAGCGCCCGCTGTTGGGCAACACCGTGTCGTACCAAGTCTCCTCACGCACGTTGTAAATCACCGCATGCGTGCACTCAGTCGCACTTCCACGCGGGTAACACCACCAGATTTCGCCCCAACGTGGCACCTTGAACGCAAAGACTTTCTGACGTTGCGCGTAGTTCAGGTTGTCGTAGAACCAGTTCAAGTTGAGCTGATTCGGCACTTCGCGCACAACACCGTTAAACATCAAGAAGCGGTCGACACCGCACCAGAAGTACAAACCATCGTACTCAATCACACTCTTCCCAGAGAGAATGCTTGACTGCGAGGTAATGGTGTCGAAATTAAATACCGCTGCCCCGCCCACATAACTGGCGCGTACTACCGAATCCAATGACCAAAAGAGTCCAGACGGCGCATTACCAGCACCCGCACGAAGCGGCAGTCCCTTAACGATCTTTTGGCTTGTGACCCGAGCGTTACCCGCATCGCCGCCTGTCCAATCGTCCGTATATCCCGCACGACTCCACTGCACAAAACCGTCCGAGCCATACGCAAACACATACGGAGCCAACGCAACAATGCCGCCAGAAACCGTAACGTCTGATTCCAGACTAAGCGGCGCAGTACCATTGTCAAAGCCGCGATAGAGCGCACCATTAGCGTCAGACGATATGTCTTCGATGTCATACGCTACATGCGCCAAGATTTCATTTTGGTTGGTCGTGGTGTTAAAAGCTACATCAAAGACCCAGTTGGCATTAGCATTACTCACATACGCCGGATCTGTGCGATTTGTGACGATACTGCTCAAACCGTTTTGGTTTAACCTAAATCGGAACACCCCATCTTTGGTGCCAATATGAACGTACACAAATCCACTGTGATTGTGGATATGCATGCCACGCGCAATACCATCCAACCGATCTTGCAGCGCACGATAACCGCCCATCTTTCTCGGCAACCCGCGCTGAAACCGACACCATTGGCCGTCAACGTAAAAGTTGCCTTCAAACTTCGTGCCGTCCCGCTTGATTCCGGGTTGCGAACGAATAACGACCGGTTGCAAAGGCATCAGTAAGTGCCACCCTGAATCGGGTCGAGACCCAACGCAATTTGTGCCGCTGTCGTATTCGCTGCCGTAAAGACCGCATCACCAATAGCTGTAGCACCTAAATTCGTTCTTGCACCTGAAGCTGTCGTTGCTCCCGTACCGCCTTGAGCCACCGTCACCGGAATCGCAATCGTTGCTGTGTCGGCATCCACGACATTGGTGCCGTCGCAATACAGGATAGCGCGAGCACCCTGAGCCACCGTAACTGCGGGAGACTGGGCAGCGGTCTTAATCCCAAGCGTGTACGACCCGCTAGTTTGGTTGCTGACCCAATACTGCTGAGCTGTCGTCGGGACAATAACGTCGCGGTTGCCGGTGAGCGTGCCGGTGAAAATGTAAGCCGTCCGGTTAAGTTCGGCCGTCGATAGTGTGTAGTCGCCGCTACCCGCGATATCGATCTGCAACACGCTGAAGGCATAAACCGCAGACTGGCCAAAACCAATCGTCCAGAATTCGACACCATCTGTAACGATGATGCACGAATCACCCGGCGAAAGCGTTAGCGTGCTCGAGCCGTTAATGTTCTCAGAGCTGTTCGGGTCAATCGTCAAATCGCCCGTGCCGCCATTACGCACTTGCAAGAACCAATCGTTCCCCAGCGATGGCGCAGACGAAAGGAAAAGTGTGCCTGCACCACCTGTCCAAATGTACGCCTTAGAGCGATCACTGGTGCCCGCCGTGTAATTCGTGCTGAAAGACGCTACTTCGATCGACTGGTTCAGTGTCGTGGCAATCGCTTTAAGGCCAAGTCCTGCCAGCGAAGATGCATTCGTAGCCGAAGCGGAAGCGCCATATTGGAATGAACGCCACGTACCCGCAGCCGTGCTGTTGCTCGTCAAATAAATCTGAAAAGTCGTACCGGACTGCGGAGCACAAATTTGCGACCCGGTGTTAGTCTTGACCGTGAACGTGTTAGAGCCAACGTTGTTAAAAAGCACCGTCTGACCGGTACCCGCTTCGGTGGCATCCGGCATTGTGATGACCAGACTCGTCGTGGTCGGATTAACGTCCATAATGGACGCCACAACGTCGGTGGTCGGCGCAGTCTCGAGCGGCCAACTCAGCGCTTGGTCAACAGTCAGTGAGACGTATCTGTATTGTACGTCACTGGGGTAAATATTGGTGCCACCGAAAGTGTTCGTGTAGGTCGTCATCGTTTAGGCCTCTTGGCGAGTGGCGGCACGATCGAGAATCTTCTGCAGGTCTTCCCCATTAAGAGCCGACAGCGCCCGGTCGTAGTAGGACTGCCACAATTGTACCCTCTGATCGTCCTTCACAAAAGGGGTCGCCTCTACCAACGACCCATAAAGCAGGACATTGGGGGCGAATTCCGACAACCAGTTAGTCTGGTTGGTGTCATCCAATAGCGGCGGCAGCTCGTAATAAAGAATCTCCATCGGGTAAGCAGCATCCGGTGTCGGAGTGAATATCCAATGTTTGTAGTCATAGTCAGCGTAGAACTCCGGTTGGCCGGTTTCGGTTTCATTCGGCCAATAGCTTCGAACGTATTCGTAAGCTCTAGAAAAAACGGGAGTATGAGTATTATTATTGTTCCCGGTGCCGATGTTGATGCTGATTGTGTCGCGCCAGCGGTCGGGTTTCGCATAGACCGCGAGGTTGGCTTGCATCGTTGTGTTCACCACAGTCTGGAACCCCTGGATTTTCAACTCTCGAGAAATCCGGCGCTCGGCCAACGTAATAAGTCGGGGGATCTGCTCGTATACAATAGGGTCCGTGATACCACCCCTTTCAAGGTAGTTACGGATATCAGACTGCAGACTGGTGAATGTCATCGCTGCGGGCATTATTTGATCCCCAATAGATACAGTGTGCGTTCGTCATTTCGGCGTTTAACTAGACCCGGCAACACACGCCCCCCAGCCTTCGTCCATTTGAGGAACTCGTCTGCTGCGTCTTCCAGTTCGCCCCGGTTTGTCTTCATCCGGAGAGAAGATCTCTGAAGATTCCCCAGTCCCACGTTGAAGGCAAAAGATACGAGAGAATCAAAGAGTCCTTGGCGACCAGAAGCAGCAGGGCAAAGTCGAAGAACACCACGCTCAAACCGGCCAAGGTCTTGAGCAAGAATAGTATCCACCTCTCCCATCGTAAGGACGCGATCCCAGCCTTCGGGTATCGGTAGATTCTTGCGCTCCTCATACTTCACCGCGATATGAGCCGGGTCAATGACATGGCCCACGCCCACCGTCCACAAAAGCGCCGGACAGCGGTAAGGTTTAGTCCTCACCCCTTCATGGTGCTTGATCATTTGGATAGTGGCGGGGCTGACTTTCACTTCTTGCCGAAAGCCTGTGTCCCGAACCAAAACGCTATGATTGAAGACAGGATCAACATCTCGTCCTCAGAGAATACGTTTTCCAGCGCAACCGCAAACGGTACGCCTTGGTTCCACGCGTACCACATACCAGCGATGTTGATAATGACTAGCTCTAACACAAAAATGTACGTCACCACCGGGCGCACCGAGGCACGCAGGTTAATCATCCATTGGCTTGCGCCTTTGCCGATCTCTACGTCGTGGCTGTAAAGGGCTTGGCGTTCCTCGGCAGCAGTCTGCGTCTGAATTTGCTCTAGTTTGATTTCCTCTACGCGTGCTTGTGCGATAAAGCCGCGTTCAGCGAGGGCTAGTTCCCGCTCCTTCTGTGCGGCGACCAACGCTAGTTCGTGTTTCTTGTCCTGCCGATCTTGGAAGATTTGCAGAATCTTGGGCAGGCCACCGGCCAAGAACGATAGAAACGTGCTAACCATTGTCATCATTTCGAAGCCCTCACGACGTCATCGCCTTTGGTCACGGTTACGTGGTCGCCTTCTACGTCCACGCGCATCGGCTGCTCCTTGCGGTCAAGCCGGTCGAGCTTCGCAATCAGCTCTTTGATAACCGCAAACTCAGGCTTCTCTTCCTTCTCAACCGTTCCGGCGATGCCGTTGAGCATGGAAATGAGCGCAGTCAGCGAAGCGCCGAGTAGCCCCATCACAGCGGCGATTTTGTCATTATCAAGGAACAGACTAGAGACGACACCAATCACCACGATAGCCGTGATGTACTTGAGGCCGTCCTTGCCGATAGCCTTGCCTGCTACGGTCTTAGCCGATGCTTTAGCCTCAAGCCGATTCAACTCAGCCTGAACCTGCGCCTTGAACAGCTCAATGTCTACTGGTTCGCTCATTTGTCTTGCTTGCTCTCAAGTCGGTCAAAGATAAGTCGCAGCATGGATTTGATCTCGTCAATATCGCGCTGGTAGTGGTTCTGCGTCACGTAAGTCAGCGGCATGTTTCTGACATCTTGATCCAGCTTTTCAATAGAACGAGAAATGTTGTTCAAGATCCAGCCGCCGAATACTCCGGCAATACCTACGACAATATTGAAGAGAACCTGCATTTCCATCGTCATCACCCAGCAGCGCCAGTCACAGAATCCGAAGTCACAAAGTCAATTACTAGGCTGATTGAATCAGACCCGGAGGCTACGAAAGTAATCGGCTCCGATCCAACCACCGTCGAGATGGAGTCAGAGTCGGTAATGACCAGCGAGAAGTCAGGGGTCACGACCTCCGCCGTCTGCGGATACTCGCACTCCACCCATGCCATTTCACCGTGGTTCCAGTTCCATTGAAAGCCGGGGCGATCCTCGGGCTTTGGGTCACGCACGACCCACTCGGCGTTTACCCACGCAACCTGCTTACCCTCTGGTGCTTCCGGCTTGGCGGGAACCTCGTACCAACCCTTGTTGTTGTCGATCTGCTCGACGGGGTAGTGGCCTTTGAAACTATACAGAGCCATAAGTCACCTTACAGAGTCAGGAACGCCGTAGTCGGCGGGGTGAAGTTGCTGGTGTAACGGGCGATGCCTTTGGTGATGCGGAGGTCGTCGATGTAGCCGTTGAAGAAAAATGCAGCCAATCCACCGCCAACGCCAATTACAGGTCTATTTGCAACTGCCAAATAGTTTGTTGAATCAGAATACGTAGACCCGTCTTGAACTCCATTTACAAATAATCTTGTATTTCCAGCATAACGAGAAACAGCAACGTGATACCAAGTATTTGCCGCAATACTAGTTGTTCCAGTTATTCGATATATGTTGTTATTTAGAAAGACAAACACATTTGTGGAGTCTCTGTATATAGTCGCATAATCTCCATTTATTCCTGCTGGTCTTCCATCGTAAACAATCTGTGTTGATCCAGTTGTATTGCAATAAATCCAGAATTCGATTGTGAAGTCGCCAGTACCAAATCCATAA